ACCTTGATTGTGAATGTGGAAATCCAGACGCAAAGTGGAGAGAAAACTTGGAGCATCTTTGCGACACTTGTTGGGAGGAATTCAGCAACTGATGAAATGACACTCTGGTCTTCGCTCCTGGGCGAAGGCCAGCAGTCGTTTCATAGAGGCGATCCTTGCCAGAGGATATCTGGCGCAACCAAAAACAACATGACACTAGAAAAAGCACCGACTACAAACACTGAATTGTACCTAAATCAAATTTATCCAGCCACGTTGCTGATGGGGGAAATCAACGCCGCTTTTGAGCGAGATGAGAAGAACGCTGAAGCTGGAGGCTGGTCTTATTTCTGCGATCCAGAGGAAGGGAACGTGTCCGAACAGACAGCTAGGCGGTTAGCCTATGAAGGCAAGCCAGTCTACCTTCAGATCGATGCGAACTACTGGCACCATTCTTCCGAAGGAGGGCGCAGGGGGAAAGTCGGAATTGAAGACAATAAAGAAGCATGGTCAATTTTAAGGCAGTTATCACTTGAAGAAGAAAGCACAGGTGACGCTGACGGCTACGGAATTGTTGTTTACAGAGTTAATTTTAACAAATTGAGTTAGGAAACTGAAAAGGGGGGGACCGGAAACGGCCTCCCCTTTTGTCTTTTGATCCCCCATGCCCGGATTTTCCGGTCAGTATAGACGTGACCCGCCAGCGCAGGAGTTTCCCTGGTCGTGGTATTTCATGCGAGCCGGCGATTTAGGCTCACCCAGGGGAGAGGGAGAGGGACTGGCTGACCCGACAGCGCAAGTTTTTTGAATGAGTCCCCAAAGCATCTTATTTTTTCTTGTTCTTGAGGCTTTTTGAGTAGTGGGAATAGTCAGCATCCCCACTCATTCCTCGCTTCTTCCAGAACTCTGCTATGCCCCGTCGCATGGCGATACAAAGCCCCATGTCAGAGCCTCCATGCCCCTCCTCCGATGGTTTAGATCGGAGGGGGGTTCCATTCATCTTCTTGCTAAACTCAATCATTGGATGGAATGAAGGATGGCTTCTGCTCGGCAGAGAAGGCACTTGTCCTTATCCTGCTCGTTTTCCTCCCCGTGGTCTAGCCCGTTAGTCTTGGCAAGCACGGCAAGCGTGAGATACATATCACCTAGTAGCGTCCACATATCGGGAGCCTTGGAGAACAGCTTTGTGAACTTGAGGCTCTCCTTGATATCGATTGCGTTGTCCATTGTGAATACCACTCGGCCTTCAGCGTCCAACACTGTGTCGGCATCTGGGCGAAGGGGGAACTGGAGGGGTACTCTGATGTTTGTCTGGTCAATGCCAGCAGGGATGATAATGCTCATTGTTTGTTGTAGTAGTTTAGGATGCGGTCAATTTCGTCTGCGATCTGCTTGGTTTTGCCAAGTGAGTTCATTTTCTTGATGTCTTCAAGGGAATGCAGGAGGCATTTGATCTCTTCTTGAAGATCATAGTTCCTGTTCTGCTCCTGCTTGTAGGCACGATCAAGGTGTTCAAATTCCTCTACTAAATCTTGGTTATACATCTTCCCCCTCCGCTTGTTGAATCTCCTTCCTTGTCACTTTGATGGACAGGTTATACATCCAAAGCTCAAACTGCTCCTTGTCGTCCCTCCACTTTCGAGCTAGATACTCAAGCATCTGCTGTTCGACGTGGTGCTTATAGCAATACAAGCCCACGCAATACGCAAATGAAAGCCCTATGCCTCCCCAGATGATTACGAATGCGCTCATAGTTCTGTGGTGAGGGCAAGCTCCTCGTCAGCGGCCTTGATGAGCTTGATCAGCTCCTCTGCCTGTTCACGATCAATAGTGATCTTGTCTTGCTTGTGCCACTTGGCGAACTTGATTGCAACGTGGATGGTGGGTTCCAGCTTGTTGAGCAGGAGGTGTGTGTTTCGGTTTTTCATAGATTGATTATTTACCAAATACGGAGTCGAGGTGCGAGAAGTAATTTGGCTGTTTTGCTTTTGATTCAAGCTCTTTTTCAGCGGCTAATGCGAGATGAAGGATCTCTCTGGCCCTCGCCTTGGAGATGCGGATCTCGTCCAATCCATGACGATCTGCTTGATTGATGCACACTTGAAGTAGTGGCGTGATGCTGTGGAGTATTGCTTGTGAGTGTTTCATATTAGCGGTCTCGGTCGTTATAGTAGTCGGGGTCGGGAAGGGCATCATTTTCGATCTCCTCGAAGTCAATGTCTTCTCCGCATTTTTCACACACGTCTGGGGTGATTTCTCCACCTCCCCATTGGTCTGCTCCTGCGTAGTCAACTTTGAACTCGTGCTGGCATTCTTCATTCTTGCATTTGTATTCTATTTTCATGTTTTGGTATCGGTGGTTGCGCCGATGAGATGAGTCTTTCAGAATTTGAAATGCCGTCAATAAAAAATCTAAAAATATTTTATTGAGCCGCAAAGCGGCGAAAACACTAAACCCCCGCCCCCCACATGACTAGGGGACGAGGGTTTGTGCAACCAGCACCAACACTGAAATTAATTAGCTCTTACGAGATTTGGTTCCACTGCAATGCCACTTCTTGCGAGACAATCGCAGAGGGCTATTGGGATCTTTTGCGGCGGCTGGGTGCTTCTTCATTTGTCCTGCGGAACGAGCGCAATAGGAATCTCCCTTGCTTGTTCCCGGCTTAATGGTCGCTCCCTTCTGTCCATACCGCACAGTCTTCTCACGCCCTGTTTTTGGATTGGTGACTTTCTTGGAGAATTTCTTTTCCATTGTTATTTCTTTTTTGCAGTCTTCTTGCTGTCACGGAATGCCTTGGCAGTGGGTGCTCCCTTGCTCCCCACCTTCCTCATCTTCTCTCCAGAGCCTTTCTTAATACGCTCTCTCTTGGCGTTGATGTTGTCGTAGAGTCCTTTCTTTTTCATATTAGAATGGGATGTCCTCGTCGGAGTTTACGGAATTGTTCTTGGGTTTCTGTTCGCCCTGCTTGTAAGGCTCCTTCATGGAGCCACTGATGAAGGAGGCTCCGTTCTTGCCCTGCTTGTCCCAGCCAGAGAGTTCCCACTCCTTACCATTGATGGTTATGCTACCAGTGTAGTTTGGGGCTTTCGGGTTGGCGTTCTTTTTAGGGAAAAGAATAAACCGCTTTTCGTTGTCGTATTGCATTGTTGTTTGTTGTTAAAACCTTTCGTCGAACCGCAATAAGTGGCTCTTGAAGGTTAGGGGAATACTAGCTCGTGGACACGCTCTGGCAAGTTTAATATTCAAGAACCAATCTTCTTGTTGCTTCTCATCCTGCGAGATAGTCAAGAACAAATCGCAATCATGTTCGATGGCCCTTGACTCTCTGGACGCTCCCTCGGCGTTGAGTTGCGTTAGGGCAAGCACCACCACATTGCATTCCTTGGCAAGCATCTTGAGAGTTCTGGAAGCCTCTGCAACTTGCCTCTCCCTAGAGTCTGTCTTATTGGTAGGCTCAAGCAGTTGGATGTAGTCCACAACAATCATCTTCACATTGTGAACTGCAACCATGCGCCTTACGGCGGCTCGGAGTTGCAAGCAGTTGATGGAGCTTTCATCCCTCACAAAGATTGGTAGATTCGCAACTTTCGACACTCCGAGACATAATTTATTCATCCAGTCTTGAGATATTTCTTGATCGCTGGAAAGCAATGATAGATCCAACGCACTCACCGATGAGATGATTCTATCAATGAGTTCTCCCTTTGACATTTCAAGTGAAATTATTCCTACGGGATTGTTCGCAATTCCTGCCGTCCGCATTGCCATATTGAGGGCAACGGTGGTTTTGCCCCCTTTGGTTGGCGCACCAATCACTACAAGTTGACCAGAGCGAAGACCTCCAGTGATCTTGTCCAGCTTGTCAAATCCAGTGGTGATGCCAAGGAGCTTCCCCTTGTTCTTTCTCATTTCCTCGTATTCATTCAGCCTAGAATTTGCAATCTCCTTCACGCTTTCGATGCGAGATGATGACTCGGCATCAGCGGCAATCGCCACTAGAGCTTTCTGAACCACTTCTGATAGCTCTCCTGCCTCTGCTGGATTCTGGGCTGAAGCTATGATTTTCTCGGCGGCAGAGATCGCAAGACGTGCAGTGTGTTTGTGGCGCAGGATCTCCAGATATTCACGCCAGTTGCTAATCAGTGCAGGGGAGATGAAACACTCGGATATAAAGGCCGGCCCTCCAGACAAGTCGAGAGTCCCTGCGGTCTGCATATGCTCTGTGATGGTTACTAGATCACAATCCTTGCCCTCCTTCCATAGCTCCAACACCCCTTCAAATATGCGTCGATGATCTGGATGATGGAATAGCTTTGGCGTTGCATAATCAGCGGCTTCATTAAGGATAGAAGACCGCTGAAGTACGCAGGAAAGGAATGCCTTCTCTGCCTCTAAAGATGCGGGGAGACTCACAATTCAAAAATTACGGATGTTGTGGGTGTCTCAAAAACTTCTACTGCATACAAGGAACGCAATTTGATATGCAACTTAATTGCTATCCAAAACGCCAAATTTTCTGCTGTAGTTTCACCATCAATTATGTGATTCAAAAAAGAATGATCTAATTCTTCAATTAAGGGGCGTACCGCATAGGCAATATCCGCATAATCAACAACCCAATCTCTGTTTTGATCTAATTTGCCTTTGCAATGCACTCTAACTTTGTAGGAATGACCATGAAGTCGTCCACATTGATGCCCTGCTGGAACTTTGGTAAGTTGATGTGCCGCTTCAAAAGTAAAGTCTTTCCAGAGTTTAAATGTTTGATTGTATTTATCTGCTTTCATTTTGTTAATTTCTTTGCTTTTTTAATTAGTTTTTCAAAGTTGTTCGTCC